AAACTGGCGTGGAACGATGTCTTGCCTGTGTTTGGTCGCGCACCAATCTCAATCAAGTGACCGGCATTGACGCCCTCGACTTTACGGGTGAGCGAAGGAATGTTGAAAGTCCAGCGCGCCTCAAGGTCGTTGCGTGATAGTAGTGTGTCGATTTCGATGTCATCCCACTCCACATTGAGATTGGGCGTGAAGTCATCTCCATATTGCTCAAGCAATAGACGAATGGACTCCAGACTGCTGGCAGAACCATTGACCATATCAAATCCAATGTTAGCAATGTCCTCACCAATGACCTGCTGGAATAGTTTGGACAACACCTCTTGTGCTACGTCACTACCCATAGGTTGCTCACGTTTAATCTGCGAGAACAATGATGCGTATGCTTGCTTCTGAGCCGTGGTGAGCGTCGGGTTGTTTGACATAAACAACGCCTCAATCTCATCTGGTAACACAGTGCGGTCATACCTATCCATAGCAGTGTCAATAGACTGCTTAATCTTACGTACATCCTTGCTGAATAGTCGGTCAGGACATCGTGCGCCACGATGGTCGTCATAGAACGACTTGTCCATCAGGCTTCGTACAAGTGATAATTCCATTACATCTCTCCTTTCACAATGTTGGCTAGGTTGGTTATGTCTTCCTCATTACGGTATTTTAAGTCATCTGTCAAACGCAGCACATGCACCGTATTTACGTAGCCTCTCAATTCCTTTCGCATTGCCAAAGTCTTTGGCAGTGCATCAGGGTCTAGTGCAATTACTGCTGTCGAGAACTGTGCGAGATACCTTTTGTGTGCATCGGAGAGAGACGTTCCCAGCACAGCAACCCCGACAAAGGAACCGTAACCAACAACGGCGGCACTCACACAGTCCTCAACAACTACGGCGACATTACCATCTCCCGACACGTATGGCAAGCCATTATTTCCATATCTTTTCCATTTAGGCAATCTCTTGCCCAATGCACGGCCTGTTGCATCTACAATGATGTCATCATGCACCACAGGAAACACAAGACGGTCTTCTTTAACGTCGTACATCAAACCTAACGCATCTGCGTCCAATCCCCACTGTGCGCAGAAGATTTGAATGTGTCGATGTTCCATCGTTTTTACGATGTATGAAGGAAGGACAAAATGTGAATCGTCTTGTTCTCTGTGAACGCCAAAACCGTTACGGATGTCATCGACAGACAAGTGAACACGCTTACCGCCACGGACACCACAAGAAGCCTTGTAACAATTCCATACAACATTGCCCATGTTATTGGTCACTGTAAATGTTTTGTACCCATTACAATTAGGACAATTGATACGTTTGGTTTCACCATTACGTAGGTCCAAATCATTTACAGTGTTATATATATTATTCATGTTTATACACTTTCCTTTGCGGCACTGGTAATGCTTGTACCATGCTTATTTCGCTCCGTCAATGCATAATTTGCACTTCGTAACGTATTTTTCATATATGGCTTCACACTACTTGGGTTAGCATGTCCCGTAACCGACATAATCTGCCCAATACCGACACCCGCCTCAACCATTTCAGTTGTACCAGTACGCCGCAGGTCAGACAGCCTCAGTTCATCCGGCAGTCCTGCCTGTTGCATCAACTTACGGGCATGTAACGGCAGTTTTTGTAGTGAATACGGCTTGTACACACCCTTGATTGGGTTGGGACGTGGTGCAACGTACTGTTGAAAGCCAAAGTCATGCTCCTGTTGCTTCAACATGTCACACAAGTCGTCCGAAATGGGCAGATGCACGTCTGCACGACGCTTTGACTGCTCAATGTGGACAGTTTGTGTGTCGAAGTCGATGTTGTTCCACGTGAGAACACGTATATCGCCAAGCCGCTGGCACCATTCGTATGCCATGTGCGCGATGAGACCCAAATTACGGGTGCTAAAATCGCTGTACGCTACGTCTAGTAACTTCTGTACATGTTCCCTACTCCACACTGTCTTACGACGCTCTGTGGCGCGTTTACGGACGTTTGCGAAGGGGTTCAAGAGGCACAGTTCCATGCGCACACCGTGGTTGAACACGATACGTGTAGCAGAGATGATATGATTAGCCATGTGGATACCCTTCTCACACCATTCGTTGTATGACACCTTTGCAATACGTGTTGTAATATCCTGCACATTGTACTGGCAGAGGGCTACGCCCTCCACCTGTGTAGTGCGCATGACATTGATGAAATACTCGTACTGCTTTTTCGTCTCATCCCGAAGATTCTTGTAGTCATACGAAGAATAGTAATCAGTGATTACTTTTTCTAGTTTCATTATGCTGCCACCAGTGCTTCAAATGGCTTGGACGAAATCCACTGCGATACTTCATGTTCACGCTGGAACATGGATACAGCTTGTGTATCGTTACCAGTGTTACGCAGGTTGAAGCCATTACGCTCGTCTGCATAAGTCGCATAGTTTGTGAAGGCACTGTAGAGTGCAAACACATTACGGCCACGTGTGCTAACCTCTTGATTATACAAGGTAAACATCTTCTCTGCCTTACGGTCAGACTTCAGGATACTCCGCAGCAAATCCTGCACATTGACAGAGCCAAGGCTGATTTCTGCCCAATGTTGCAGACGCTCTGACTGTGCGTAGAAGTCCTGCTTGGAACGCTGAAGGTCAGCGATAAATCTGTCCATCGTGAAGTTAGCAGTGTTCTTGCGGCGCACCTTGTCATGCTCACCGCGAATCATGCCGTTGGTGCAGAAGAAGTCGATAGCACCAAAGAACACCATGTTTGAACAGCTACCGTCGATACCATGCAGAGCAATGACACGTTGTGACACTGTTGTCTCATGTTTATCTGTAGCAATCTTCGCAGTCACATTAGGCAGTGTGATGTCCATCAAAGCCCAAGCATTGTGCCTAGCATGACGCCACATCACAGTGGCACCGCTAGTCTCATGCTCAGTCAGATTCTCACACATAGTGTTTTGTACACCCTGAAAAAAGTCATCATGGGATGCACAGTTGAAACTGTCACCGACAACACCAATGTACTCACCTGTTTCTCCATTGATGACATACTTTTTGTCACGAACCTTGGTAGGCTCAAACTCCACAGGGAAGTTCAGGTTCCAAGGTGTTTCTTCAATATTCTGAGTAGTAAAATCTAGTGGCATATCCGTCTCCTTTCAAAAAAAGTACTCACTGAGTACCAATCGTTAACTGTCCCTCTGTTGTACAGTATATTTAATAGATAGTCAACCCTTTATATCTTCCCATTACCAGAAGATTTCTAATCCCAGCGATAGAATACGTGGTCGCCTATCTGTACGACAGGTGTCTTGCTTTCTGCCCATTCGGGCAGGACATAGGTTGCATGGTAGTGTGTTGCACCCTCAACGAAGTCATCAAGGTTGCCTGTGTATACACCCTGTGCAATCAACATAGCTTGCTGCCATGCCGTCTGGTCAGGTGTCTTGTCTGACTTGCCGTCGCAGTACCAGCTAAACTGACAGCGATGGCGTACAGGGAAGTCCTGCTTCCATGAGTATGTCGGTCCTTGCTTGACCACATCACATACACTGTCAGGATACCTGTCATCATACACTCTGTTCATCACCACTTGGGCAACCGCAACCTGCCCAATAAAGGGCTGGTCACGGGCCTCATGGTACACGTTGAGTGCCAAGCATACAAGTGCTTCAGCAAACATTAGTCATCGTCCTCCTCTGCCAGTACCCAGTCTGCGTAGTGCATACGATGGCCATCAGCATCCTCTTTGGGTACGAACTTGAAGATGCGATGCAGGTCACACTGCAGTCTTTCCAGCTTGCCTACATCAGACATCCAGATGTCTTGACAGTCAAAGATGGTAGACAGAATGTCCTTCAGACTATTGTGTGCCTTGAGCAAGTCTAGGCGTTGTTCATGTGTTACTTCCATTGTCATTCTCCTTAATCACAAGAGGTGTGTCGGGATATCACAGCTACCCAACATTGCTGGTCTTCATCGTAATATGCTGGTGTTTCCAGCCTAGTGCCATACCCGAATGGGTGATAGCCACGAAAGTAATCCTCCACCTTACGTTCAAGGATGGTGCGGTCTTCGTGTTTGATGTTAACTGTTATTGTTTTCATTGTTTCTCCAATCCTGCCGCATCCATTGTGGCATGTCACGTCCTTTGTTATACCTAGCGAACCGCATCTTGTCAACTACATAGAACGCACGGTATGCCACGATAGGCCATGCCTCGTCTGTCTTGCAGTCGTCATGCCCACTGAAACATTGTGGGTGTGCAGTCAACCCTGTGTATGGGCTAAGTGGGTCTTTCTGTGAAAAGACCGGCTCACGAGTGGTGGGTATGAGAGGCGCAATAAAACGCAAACCTTTCAAGGCTTTCCTGTGTTTACCCGCACCATGTTCTTTGCCATAGCGGAATGTGTACTCTCTCAACATTGCCTCATACAAAGAAAAAGCAAACGCAAAGTTACCGGATGACTTCATCACCCACAGTGTACAGGGATGCTTTCGATGAACAGGTTTGTACAAGTTATACTTCTCTGCCCATCTAGGCTCAAGTTCCCATACTGCTGTACACATCATCTGCGCTTCTTCCAGCGGCATCTTGACAATGTGCTGGTCACATAATGACTTAGCGATGTCATCGGGGTGATGTTCAATCAAAAACCTGTTCATCAGCAATATATCCTTTCCATCAGTCCGTTGAAGGCATGGTACAACATCCACGCAAAGCAAGCCATACAGGCAAGACGTATCACGTTGTCCATGAACGGGTCTTTGGCTGGGTCTGTCTCCATCCAGCATGTGAGGATTGTCTTAATCATGCTCACCCCCATTACCTCTGCCAAGCCCACCGAAATAGTGCGGCTTACGCTTGGCTGTCTCGAACACACCTGCCGTGATGAACACGCCAGCAATCAGCAGAGCATGTGCTATGGCACTGATACCAAAGACAGTGATAGAGCCAACAGACATGGCGAAGATAATACACCACATCCATGCTAACACCTGCATCACCATGTGCCGTGTGTTGTTGTCAGGGATATGGGCCAGCGGATTGTACCGCCAGTCCATGATTAGTTTCCATGTGTTACGCATTGTCACTCTCCTGTAATTCTTTCCACTTCTTCACCTCCCAATTTTCCCAAAGGAACCTTGGTTGGCATGTAGTATCGGGGTCTTTGCCTTCTGTGTAAAACAGAACATTCACCACATTAGCGTAGCGTCCCTGCATGGGAAACCGCACAGTGTCTTTGGCAATCACTGTCACAATCTCACCCTTGAGAGCCACAGTCTCGCCGATGCGAGGAACATCACCATCACGCACATTGTCGTACCGGCGGCACCGATATCCTTTCGGCGGCATGTAGGCATACCTACGAAAATCATTCGGCAAGTTCTTGCGGAAGTGGGTGATTGCTTTTTCGTGCGGCTTGTTCTTTTTTGTCCAGCCTTCGCCGGTCTTGTTTCTCAGAGAGAATACACCAGTGTCTGTTGCTTTACTCATTGTCGTGGTCCTCCTCACCAATTACGGTGTGACATGTGCTTTGTATCCTAGCCCATTCATCTTCGTCAAGTTTAGCCTTAACCAACTCAAACTGGTCAACGACAGTGTGCCAGAACTCTGGGTCATCCTCTCGCAACTCAGGCTTGGTGTAAAAAATTTCCAAGTAGTCCTCGCGTATGCCTTGAAGTTGCATGCGTTCTTCTTTGCTAAGAAATTCAGTCATTGGAATGCTCCACTTTTGTTTCTACAAATAAAGTGGGGTGGCCGTGGATGACCACCCCTGTTGTGTTACCCAACCAACTGGTACTTGGGTGCGACACTCATGTGCTTGCTACGCTGGGTCTCAATGGTGAAGCCCTTCTTACGCAAGTCACGGATGGTGACGTAGAAGTGGCCTGAAGTTTCAATGCCAGACTCCTTCATCAGCGTCTCCTTGGTGACAGGGTAATTGCGGTTCAGCATTGCCTCGTACAACTTCTTAGTCTTGCTACCTTCGATAGCAAAGCCATTGACCACCGGCAGACCACCCACATTCTTCACGAAATCAGTTGTGTCGAAAGTCTCACCCGCTATCACAAACACGACATTGGTGCGCTTGAGTACGACATTCTTGACCGTGCGATTGCGACGGACAGTCTTGCCGATTTGCGTGTGCATCTCACGAAGCATGATGCCAGCAACGTCTTGGGTCATGTACTGGAGGTACCCGCCAACATCAGCTTTGCCATCACGTGCAATCTCACGACACTTGGTGAAGAAAGCAGTGCGGCTCATGCCACGTCCATGCAGTTCCTTGAACAGCGGCTCCACACGAGCCAGTTTGCGTTCAATCTCTGCGGAAGCAAGCAGTTGCCCCCAGAGACCTGTCTGACGCTTGTGAAAATTACCCGCTGGAACTGTAGTCTCGATGTTGAATGTAGTCATTGTAATGTCTCCTTTGTGTTGGTTGGTTTTAGTACTCAGTGATTACTTTTTTATGCAGTAAGTGATTGGCTCTGCATAAACTTCTTGGCTTGTCGCGCTACCTTACGGTCACGCTTCCAATCGTCACGCTTTGATTTGCGTGGCTTAGTCTTCATTGCCTTCATCTTTTCGACTTTGATTTGCATTGTCTTTGTCCTTCTTACGATTGTACTTGGTCTTGTCAGGCACCTTCTGTGACCTACGTCTGTTGGTCTGAAGCAATGTCTTGGCTACAGGATTAATTGTACGAATAGTCTTTCGCATTGTCAACCCCGCAGGATGGAACGAATACCAGCCCCACCAATGATGATGCCAGTTGTATAGGCAATCACGTCGATAGGTGGTGCGTAGTATAACAGTTCCGGCAGGGACAGTGTGATTGCGACAGCACCGGCCACGATACAGATAAGTTGCAGCATTTTTTCGATATTCATTGTACTAACTCCTTTCCCATTGCATGGGCAGCTTGATGATAATAACGTGGTGCTTCTTTACCGTCGAAGAAAGCCCCCACGTCGATACGATTGACTGTCTCCCATATAAACTCCCTGTAATCGTCACTGATGTCAGCCAGCTTGGCTTCCCACTCTGCCTGTGTTTCCACGTCTGTGGGTATCTCTTTGACACCTATACTGTTGACAGCAAAGGTTGCCATCACGAATGCCATAGCGTCCGCTGGTCGGTCAACACCAGACACAAGGTATGTGTCACCGCCTTTGAACTTCCAGTATGCGTTGCCATTCTCAAACTTGCCGTCATCATCATGTGCGCCATAGTTTTCTAAAGTCTGCATGTGTACTGCGTATGTCATTTTCTTGGCCTCCATCCTTTTGGTACTCTCTGAGTACTTTTTTAGCCCATGACCGCGACGACGTGGAACATAGATACCTCGTCACCTGTGGTCAGCTTTTTGTTGGCACGATTGCCAGCCACATAGTCACACCAGCTATTCCACCAGTATTCGGCACCGCCAGTATCGCGCGTGAATTGCACATAGTCTGCAATCTTTTTGCGCTTGGTCTCTGGCTTCACACCCTTGGGGAATTTGAGTGCTGACCGTGACAAGCCTAGCCTGTCGCAGTTGTGGCTGTCAATACAGGCAACGTCTAGCCCACACATCTGCGCCACAAATGCCGCCTTGACTACGCCCAGATTAGGCACACTGGTCAGCACGTCAATAGCCGCAACGGCATCACCAGTCTTGACAGCTTCCTTGATGGCCGCATAGATAACACGTTTGTGTTCCTGCATGTACAGGTAGCCATCACGTTTGTTGCCCCACAAATACTTGCTGTCAGCCCCATTGATGTCGATGTCATCCATCTGCATTGGTGTGGTAGATAGCCCCGCCTGAATGGTGGTCAGCACGAATGTGGTCACACGTGCGAAGTTGTCAGGGTTCTTGAGGGCGAACTTGGCGATTTTTTTACAGTCTCTCTGATACATTTTGGTACTCCCTGAGTACGTTTTCTGGTTGGTGTTCAAAGGGTTGCCCCTCATTCTTCTTGTACAATATCACAAGAAAATGTGAGTGTCAAGAAAGGGTGTCGAGCCAAGCCATGATGTCATTACGCTTCTTCTGATTGCGGATGGCCACAGCCTCTGCCGCTTGGCGTTGCATCTCAAACGCACCCAGCTTGCACACTGGATACGTCTGCACAAACCGCTGGCGGTCTAGGTCAGGCGACATGCTTTGACACGTACCACGTGAAGTCAGACCCTTGGCCGTAACCGTTGGCCGGTCATTGTCCCATACTACTTTCATTTTGGTACTCCCTGATTACTTTTTTGAGGTTGCCACTCAGGCTCACCCAAACCGTTCATATACATAACGTAATGGTATTTGACCAGCCTGTCAAATGCGGCTTCCGCTGTAGGTTCCACAAACAGAAAAGTCTGATGATGATACACCTCAAACGTGTTGGACAAACACAATTCGTTGATTTCATATCCGTATGGCAGTTGCATTTTGGTACTCCCTGAGTACTTTTTTCGTGAGG